AATTCAAAAACGCCATTCGCCGCTCTGCCCAAGAGCGTGGTGATAGCAATGCTGACATTCCCACTCATGAGGTGTGCTTGAATTTCTCTATTGATTACATAAAGTCTGTGGCTCAAAAATTTCCTAATCTCATAGCGCAGGTTAAGGAACAAAATAAGGTATATGACCCGGATATTGTCAATCAAGACCCTACTGACGAACGGTCTCATTTGTTCAAGGCTATCCGCATTCGCCTGAACAAGCGTCTTAGCTTAGTGAATCAAATGCAGCTCGCTCAGCAGCCTTCTCCTTATAATAATATTTCTGCTAATGTCGAAAAAGCTGTCTCGTCTGCCGCTTATGTCCCTTCTTCTGAGGGTTCATCTCAAGTTGGTTTGGATGGCAGTACTTTCCAAGCGGATGATCTGCCTTTCTGATGAGTTTTACAAGTGGGTGCTCATGTTCCGCGGCTCGCTTCAATGCTGTAAGGCAATTTTGAGCGCCTGCTTGTTGATGATGGATGGTTTTCTGTCTTTCGTGAGATATTTTTCCGCATGTTGACGCGCGGATATGTTTGTATTACTAATTTCTTTAAATTTTTTTATGAAACTTCAAGCTAAATCTTCTCAGTCGTTGAACAATGCCCTTCAAAAGGCTTTAAAGTGCATGACTTCTAAACCTTCAATAGCAATTTTTGAAAATGTGCTTCTTTTTCAAAATGAACAAGGCGATTTTTATTTGATGTCGTCTACGGGGGATGCTTGCCTATCCCTACCTGTGCCTTTCACTCTTGTTGGTGGCAATTTTTCTAAACCTGTTGCGTTGCCTGTGAAGGATATTGTGCCTCTTTTGTCTTCTCTGCCCGACTGCCCTGTTACTTTTGATATTGACGAGTCTTCTTATAAATTAGACATGGACTATTGCATTAGTGACAATAAGGGCGAGAACACTAAATCTGGCAAGGTGTCTTTGATGTGCATGGATGGATCCAATTTCCTTAAAATGAATGGCGTGTCGGACGATGCTCTCCATATCTCTTTGCCTGCTAAGATGTTTCTTGATTATATCAGTGCTGCAAGCCGTTTCATCTCAAATGACATCACTCGCCCGCAAATGCAATGTGTCTGCATCGACCTTGCTGAAGACTTCTCCGAACTTTTCTTTGCGGCATCTGATGGATTTTCCCTTTTTAGAGCTGTTCATAGCAACGACCCTAATAATGGTGGCTCCAATTTTTATAGATCGGGCGAGGCTGCTAAAATTCTTTTGCATCATCAATACATCCGGGCTTTGAGCGTTTTTAGCGACTGTTCTGATGTGGATGTGAAGTGCGATGGCGATCATATCGTGGTGAAGAGTGATGATGTCGAATTTATTTGTAAGGTTACCGAAAATCGTTTCCCTAATTATAATTCCATCATTCCTAAAGGCAGTCCTTTCGTCGTCTCTTTCGACAAAAAGGAGTTTCTTTCTGTCGTGAAGCGTGTGAGCTTGTTTGGATGCAAGGATGATGGCCGCATAAGTTTCTCTAAAGAAGGACAGTTCCTGAATGTGTCTGCCGACAATTTCGATTACAGCCAGTCTATTAAAGACCAGATTGTCGTGACTGATGCTGTTTGCGATGATGGCTTCTGCATTGCTTTTAATGCGAAAAAGGTTCTGACATGTGTGGAGACTATTGAGTCTGATGTTGTTTGTATGAGGATGAGCGACCCTTCTCGGCCTGCGCTGTTTCATGCCGATGGACCTTCGCCAAAAGTGCTTACTTTAGTGATGCCTATGCTGTGATGTTGCCTAATCTTTATATGACACTTTATGGACGACACTTTATTATTTATTCCTCCTTGCTGTGTTGATGTCAAACTTCCACAGGCTGTCATGCAGGCGCCTCGCAGGTCATTGACGTTCTATACTCATAGCGATGTCACTATGGAGAAGTTTTATCGTGCTGTGAGCTGTTTGGTCGACAATGCGCATCTTATGGTGCTTGCCATTCCGTATCTTGGCTCCGACACTGTCTTGTTTTTGCAGCAGTGCTTCGAACGTGGATGGATTTCCGACTTAGTCCTTTCTACGTTGGGCGACTATACCGACATCATCCATCGGCATTTGTCTCAGTATGCCGATCACCTGTTGTACATTTCTCATCGTGATGCCACTTTTTGCGCTTCACACATGGTTTTGTATAATGACGAGAAGGCGCTTGTGCTCTCAGGCCCTATGTACGACCGCATCCGCGATAATGCGCTGTCGGCCTATTCTCTGATGTTCTTCTCAAACCAACAACTTTTTTCTAATAAACACAATTGGGGAAATCCAATACGGAATGCGGTCTTGCCTGATGTCATCAGGCTTCGCCAGATGGCTTTGCGCAATGGGGGACAATTAAAGTCGCCTGTTCTCGACCGTTTTATTCATGCTGAATTTCCCCCTTACAAAAATTGAAGGATTATGAAAAAGAATTTTTTTTTCATTAGTGTCTCGTTGATCCTGACGTCTTGTGTCAATGCTGTCATTGTTGCGCCTCTTGTCTTATTTTTGGGGCAAGACATGGTCTTTTTCCTGGCCGATTTATGCTTGTCGGTTATCTTGATGGCATGCGGATTGCAAGTGTCTGGCGTGTATGACGAGCAGAAGGTTGTCGAGATGATGGACGAAACGCGCCTTCACATGCTGAAGACGAGATTGCAAGCATGGTATAAGGAATGTTGCGAGTCTTCGTCTGCTATGCCTTCTTCCTGCGGCATCGTCCGGCGTGATACTATATACAAGGTTCTTTTAATTATCAAGGAAATTGATCATGAATGATTTCATTTCTATAGCATGTGCATGTTTCTTTGGTGTCCAACATTTTTACTCATTATGGCAAGATTCCCTCATTCACAATCATATTCTAATCTGCGGAGCTACACAGAGAAATGGCAGTGGCGCGATGCGCGCTCCAACCAGCTTGTCACGGGGTATGACCCTCCTTGTGATGCAAGGGATTTGAAAAGGATGCCGTTTTTCATTAAGTTTCTTACAAAAACAGGACATGTCGATGTGGGCAACTGCGTTTGCCTTTCTGTTGACGTGTCAAGGCATCAGCGTAAGGTGCAATTCGTGAATAGCGGTGAAATACGTGTCGTTAATGATATTCTTGTCATTGAAGTTGATGGCACAAGATTTATAACCCATTGATGTTTTGATTTTATTTTGATGATGAATCTTTATGGCTCTTATCCGTGAGGCTCATGGGGCGTTTTTAAGTCGGCTTGCTCTGGCATGCCTTCTTTGGGGTTCATTATCTCCTATTTTATTATTTGCTAAAATACTTTACACATTCGCTTCTTTGGTTCGTGAGAATAGAAGGAGTTTTTTCGAAATTCTTAAACTATTTAAATGATATGTGGAATATTTTCAAATTTAAACGCAACAAGCGAAACTCGTCTGCTCTGAAGGATCTGAAAGATGTTGTGACTATAGTCAAATCTTTTGATCTTTTTGAACAGCACGGCATTATCACCTGGCGACGTAAGGATAACATTCTTATCATAGAAGAATGGTTCGCTATAATGAAAATGGCTGATGGCCAGCGTGGTTTTTTGAATTTTCTTTCTCAGGCTGCTTTGTGGCAAAATGAACGCATCTTCAGGGAGGCTTATGAGACTCACCTCGTGAAGATGGAATGCGAGGCTGTGCGTAAGGCAAAACAGCAACATGCTGTGCTGTCTCTTGCTGATGTGCAGCGCATCCGTCTGAAGGTTCGTGAGGATATGCGGATCATACCGCCTGAGAATCTTGATTGCATCCAAGAGTTTGACATTTTTGTTGTGCGGTCCAGTGCTCCGTCTGTTCAGGATGCTTCTGTGGAAAACGGGCAGTTGCTTGCTCTTGGACATTTCAATGGCAAAACGGTGGATATGGCTATGTATGACGATATAAAACATCTATTGTATGATACATCTGAATCTTAACCGCCACGACTTTGTTTCAGCTGTAGAGGGATTTGCCCACGGATCGCACCTCCGTCAGCATGTGTGGCGTGAGATTGTGTTCCGCAACATAACACAGATGACAGACAATGAAATGGATTTTTTCTGGTATATTTTCCGTCGTAATCTGTGGGATTGCTATTTTCGCTATAGAGAAGGAGAGATGGTCTGTGAATGTGGCAGTGATGACTATCTGCATGCCCTCGCAGCGTTGCATCGAGGCAACCGTTACTCTGTCACGTTCAAGCAGCCCCAAAAGAAAGGTTTGGTAAAAGTGACGTGCTATCGTTTCAACGGTCATTTCCGTCCTCTCTATCATCCCAGTTATAACAACAAACGGATGGCGGATTTTGAAGCTTTTGTCCCCGATGAATGGATAAAGGAGAAGACTCAACATGCGATGCCAGAAAACCTCTATATACAGGATGGCAGAGAAGATTGGTGGACTAATTTGAGTGTGTACGAAAATTTTGTTGAATTATAGATGATGAGAAATAACAAAGCTATAGAAAAGTCCAATGTGGTGCAGCGTTTCAAAGATGCTTGCAACGACCTTGCCGAGACTGTGAACAAGCAGCTTTTTGACGGTTGCCGCACCTGGTATTGGGTTGCTGATGTGGTAGGCGACTCGTGCGACTTCGGGGAGGTAGATTTTCTGAATCCAGAAGACATGGTTCTCATCATTGAGAATAAAATGACGTATTCCGAGTATGCGGCATGGCGTGATGCTAATCTTGATAATGAGAATTTTATCAACCTGAAGTCATGGCTAAAAGGTGCTCGGCATGATATGTTTGAAAAGACTAATAAAACTTTGCGGAAATGAAGTACAGGTTAACTAATGAGACTATTAAAGTCGGTGAAGTGATTCTTCACAGAATAGAGTGTGTCGAGGCTTTTTCCAATGTGAAAACTGGTGACAAAGGCGGCTGGATAGAGAAAGAGAGCAACCTTTCTCAGACAGGCAATGCGTGGGTGCGTGACAATGCAAAGGTATATGGCGATGCACAGATTCTTGACAATGTAGAGGTGTATGGCAATGCAGAGGTGTATGGCAATGCAGAGGTGTATGGCAATGCAAAGGTGTGTGGCAATGCAAAGGTGTGTGTAAATACAAAGGTGTATGGCAATGCAAAGGTGCATGGCAATGCAGAGGTGCATGGCAATGCATGGGTGTGTGGCAATGCAAAGATTTCGCGAAATTCTGATTACATAGTTTTCAAGAACAACTTTTCATCAGGGAGATATTTCACTTGGACAAGGAGCAACAACATGTGGACGGTCGGTTGTTTCTGCGGCACAGGCGAGCAACTTATTGAAAGGGCAAGACGGGACAGTGAAAAGAAGGCAAGGTGCTATGCTTTGTATGTCAAACTCGTGGAAGATTTACTAAAGGTTGAATTATCTCTGTCTAAAGAATGAGCAAGGATAATGTTGAATAAAACATATTTACATTTTCTTTACCTATATTTTATTTGTTCCTTGGCGAAGGATCTTGTTATGCGAGACAGGCACTGCGAAGCGCCTGTCTTTTTTATCTGCCACTTGGCAGCACAAACCAACCGCCACCGCCACGGAAGAACTTGCAACCTAAATACAGGGTGTCGAAGGCATCCGTGAAGTCGGTACGTTGCTGCAGGGGTAGCGTGTCCTCGCTCTCAGGCTTCTTCTCCTGACTCTTGTCTTTGTGGAAACCCTTATAAGAAATCTGCACTTCGCAAAGCTGCATGGCTATGATAAGGTCAGGGTTGTTCGGCTGGTTGATGCGGATGGCAGGGTAGGAGAGGTGAGCCAAGCCGTCATTGATGATCTTGTGCTTCACCTCGTGCTTCTCGGGAGCACCCATATCTATGCCCGTCACGTTCCACCCTCGCTTCTCCAGTTCAGCAATCACGGTCATGTAGAATCGCTCGTCTGACGAAGCATACGATGCGCCCTGCTTTGCCGTGGCATCATAGAAATACGTCACGTCGCGGTTGATGGCTCGCTTGGGAGCATAATAGGCAGAAAAATCGGCAATCAGTTCACGCAGTTTGCGCTCGTTCTTCACATAAAAACTCTTGATGACATTCAGACACTCCATGCCGTCGCGCTCATACATTTGCCCAACCGCAAGCGTATTGATGTTGGCATTGTAATCCAAGGCTATATATAAAGGAAGGGAGTTGATGCAGTCGGAGTCCATGCGTGAGTCGTTGCGCTCGCCCAACTCCTTGAAGTCGGGTTGATAACTCTCGCTCGTGATGCGTTTGCCGTTGATGATTCCGCTTACTTTTTGTGTGCTAAAATTTGCCTGGCTAAGAACATCATCATCTGGTATATATCCGTGAACATGGTCGATGTCAAGGTTGGAGTAAAAGCCATCATTCGTCTTCTGGATTTTCAAGTTGAGTATTGAAATTGCGAAGGTCATGGGAGGAAGATCGCGCTTCATCTGCCTTATGTAACTCTCTGAGAGAACATCAACATTATCGAGCGACGACGCGCGGCGCACACAGAAAGCCACACGGCGCAGTTCTCGCAGATAGCCTTCAGAGAACTTCTTCGACCGCAGGAACATCTGCATCTCAAAATCCTCTTCTGGCGTGATGAGATACTCGTAGTCATAAATCAGTTCGGCATCGTCCTGCGGAATGAGCTTATAGTTTACGGCCATTTCCACCATCGCTTTGGTGACGTGTTGCCCATGGTTGGGCATTATGCGGTATTCTCCTTCATGCTTCATCATCTTTAGAGCCACGGCACGGATCATCGTGCGCAACTCCTTCGGCACCACATGTACGCCGTGCTTTGTCTTCTTTGCGTTATACAGCAGGTCGTTGTAGCGTATCACCTTGTTGGCGTAATCCTCCAACTGCTCCTGCACCCATCTGTAGGTCTTGCCTTTGAATGGACCCGTCTCCACGGTCAAGTCCAGTTTCTCTTCCTCCCTTTCAAGCCAAGACCCTTTGGCTGTAAGGGCTGCATCGGAGAGAAAGCGCGTACTCTTATACATCGGATTGTATTCCGTAAAGTTGATGTTGCCTAATGGATGTGTCTGGCCTGAAAGAGCCGGCATCAACTCGTCAGTTACCTTTTTTAGAGGAAAGAACCTCGCTTCGTCGCCCACAAGCGCACTAAACGTGTAACTGTTGGCACTCGCGGTCTGCGAGAGGGATATAAGAACCCATCCCGCACCATTGGCAAACCATATATAATTCTCGTAGTTCTTAGGCTTGAAGATACTCTCGCGAGCATGTTTCGGCGGTCGTCCCCAACCGAAGTGTATGCCCTGCGTAAAGCCGAACATACGCTCCATGGCTGCCATCGTACTCGGTATGGTCTTGCCGAAGCCCTGTTGACGCGACACTGCTACCCATGCGCCGAGCATACCAGGCATGGAGTTGCTTGCGGCCCACACATAAGGAGCTACCAAGCCATCGGTCTTACCCACACGGCGGGCAGCAATCACTCGCTCATCCTTGGCTCCCATATATAGCGACTGCTGCTGGAATTTAGTTAAGTATATATTGTGCGCTTGCTGCATTGTGTTATCCTGATACTTTGTGTCGGTTGTTATTCATGTGTTGTTTTTGTGTTGTTGTTGGTTATGTTTGTCAGAAGAGAGTGGGCTGCGCCATCTCCAGTTTGATGCGCTTGCAAGCCTTGTTGTAATACTCCTTGTTGAGCTCAAAGCCGATGAAGCTGCGCTTCTCGCGGATGGCTGCAATGGCAGTGGTGCCGCTGCCCATGCAGTTGTCTAAGATGGTGTCGCCCTCATTGGAGTAGGTACGGATGAGGTACCGAATAAGAGCTACGGGCTTTTGGGTGGGATGGAAGGCGTCGGCTGAATGTTCTTTATCAAAGCAGATAATGCTCTTTGGAAATTTTTCGTCTGATACGATAGTAGGCACTTCTTTATGGTCGCCGTAACACCCCCGCTTCAAACTATGAGAACCATCGCCCCTGTGATGGTTTCGTTTATGTGGCGCACATTTTATCATCTGAGGGTTGTAGATAGGTTGCTTCCGATAGAATACTGCAATATCCTCATGCGAGCGCAGAGGCATCTTGTTGACATTCAAAAAGCCCGTTGCTCTGTTTTTGCTCCAAATAAGATTATATTTCCAAAGTTTCGGCTGCGACACCATAAGTTGTGCAGTGAACATACCTTGACAGAAAAGAATAATCGCTGCATTGTTTTTTGCTATGCGTAGATATTCTTTCCATAATGACTCAAGCGGAATAATGCTATCCCATTTCCCTCCTTCACTCTGTTTGTTGAGAACACCATACGGCAAATCGCATATCACGCAATCCACACTCCCGTCCGGAATCCTTTTCATCCCTTCCAGGCAGTCTTCATTATATATCTTATTCAGTTCTACCATGCTTTGTTGTTTCGTAAATCTATCAGTTAAACCATTTCACAGTTGTCTCGTCTTTATATCCTTTCTCCCATACGAACCATGCGTAAGCTGCCGCGCTGCCCACAATCGCATTGAAGTCTCCGTTGGGAGCGCATTTCAGTCGCGACGAACTTACCCAAACACGAATGGGTGGGGTAGAGCGGAAGAGCGCGCGTCGGGCCTTGCCTTCAAGAAAAGTCAGCTTCAGGAACATCGCCACTTTCTTACCTTCGGGGATGATGCTTAGTGCCTTCTCCACAAACTGCTGCGCATATTTGTAGGGTGGATTGGTGACGATGTTGCCGTTCCACGTTAAGTTGTCTATTGCGAGAAAATCTGCCACCTCGCCGTAACCTCTGTCCACAAGGTCGCGGCTCTCCACATCATACCCTGCCGCCTCCAACACCCTACTCATGTGACCCTCGCCACACGAAGGTTCCAATATCTGGCCTTCAAACTGCTCCAGCTTGCACAGCCATTCCGTAGCCTTCGGTTCAGTGGCATAGTAATCTCCCGCTGCCTATCCGCTTCCGTATGATTGCTTGCGCCCAACGTCTTGAACACGGCAGCCGAGCCACCTACCCAGTCTTTTCTTTTTATATTGTTGTTCATGTTGTGTAGGGTTTGTGTTGTTTATATTCACCAAAATCAAGTTTCATCTGTTGGAACTTCTCTGCATACCATCGTCTGTACGATTTGCCCGAAATCCACCAGTCGTAGATGTTTTCCGCTATTTCGTTTTCTTGTTCCTCTGTCAAGCGGTCAGAAGAGGAGCTGGATGAAACCCCTGGTGCTGCGAGATTCCATACACCTCTGTTTTGTCTCCTCGTTGTCGTTTGTTCGCATTCATTGTATGCAGATGCGGAATGTCGGCATTGCTGCTTCTCGTATACCCCCCCAGCCAGTGTTCTGGGTCTGGATGCTTGATGTAACCGCCTGAGTCCTGAGTACCCCTTGATGTAACCGCCTGTGTTCTGAGTAACCCTCTTACGTTTCTGAGAGGCATCCCGTCCTTGCGGATGTTCCACCAGATATGTTCTCTTTTGAATACCCCCCCGTTTCGGATGGCTTTAATCGCCTTAATCCAGTTTCGTTTTACATGCGGATAGCGTTCGTTTTCGAGCATCTTTTGTTTGTATGAACTCATTGGGCAACCAATGCAGCCTATGCGATGCCAACCCTCGTCGTAGAGCGAGCAATGCGGCACCTTCACTACGTCGTTGAGAAACTCCCATACGTCTCGCTCGGTCCAATAGATGATGGGCGAAATCAGCAGACTCTCTTTGCCGTGTATGCAGCCTAATGTCTGTTCTTCATCAGCGTTAGTGATGTTCATGCCTTGCTTCTTGGATTTGCGACGAGCACGTTTTGCTTTCTGCTCCTGTCGGTATTCGTCCAGACCATCAAGATTGCCACTAAACTTGCGGTTGTTTATTTCCACCTCGTTGCGCTTTGCTCTTCGAGAACTCTCTGCCTTGCGGATGCCGATTAGCGTCACTTTGCCCGCGCCTGCCGTTTCTTTATATTCAGAACAACACCAACGCACTCGCATAGTGGGCAATATCTTCTTTTCTACGGCGTACTGGTAGATGGATTTGCCAGGTTTTGTCAGTTCTACCTCGGAATAGTTCTTCTTTACAAAGCGTATTACTTCAGGTGGATCCACGCTCGTAAGATTCATGTGCCCCTTAAATTTTACCCCAGCCAACTGAACCATGTGGAAAAGAGCTTGAGAGTCTTTTCCTCCACTAAACGCCAAGAAATATCCGTTCTCAGCATCATAGTTTAGAGCTATTTTTTCTGCTTTTTGCAGCAGCTCTACTGAGTGAAGCATCTTCTTTTGCAATCCTTTCGAAGCTCGCTCCAATGCTTCGGAAAGTGTAATGTTTAATTCCATGTTTTTTATACTGTCTTTTCGTTAACAAAGTTTGATAAAAACTGTCGGCAAGTCGTTTTTAAACGATGCCCATTGTTTGCATAAGGTTATCACCTACAGGCAATAGATTCTTTTTTTGCATCATACAGATACTTCTATTTTGTCTTCGGTCATTCCATACTCCCTTAGATATTCCTCACACCTGAATCCCTTTCTTGGCATGAAGTCCTTGAAGTCGGTGGTGTAGAATAACATTCGCTTGTTGCACCACTGGGCCATATCTTTCTGCCATTTGGGGATGACGTTATTAGGATTCATGGGGTCGCGGTATGGTTGTGCGTAGGCATACACGGCTCTGCCTTCATGGTTCTTGCGGAAGCGTTGCAGTCGTTCCCTCCAGTAGTGCAGACGGTGGTAACATTCCCGAAAGTCGTTCTTGCCGCCTATCATGGTGTAGAGGAAGTATTCACCACGGAATCCTGCCGCATTGATGAGCTGCATGGCTCTCTCACATTCTGCAATCTGTGCTGTGGTGTCGCAACCGAAGCGGATGCGGGAGTCTATCCATTTCACCTTGCCTAATAGTTCGGCATATTCAGGAGTGACGAGTCGTGCGTCCATCGCCTGATTGAAGTCGATATGATACCCTCCCCGAATGATTTTCTGAAGCTGTTCCACGGCATAGTCTCCGGCTGCAAGGATATTGTTGTCCATAAGCACAACGTGCGTCCTGCCCTCTATGGCTATCTCTTCTATATCCATATACGGACGGATGAACCCCTCCTTCTTGGGTACCACACACCAGAAACATTTGTTGGGACAGCCTTCGGTCAGTTTGCCGTAAGCATGAGTCTTTGGCACCCATGGAAATAACTCGTATAGCGGTTGTAGTCGGTCTATCTCGTCGGGCAGACGTTTATAG